AGGCCACGCCCTTGTAGGTGCCGCCGCTCTGCGGCGTGGTCGCGTAGCTGATGCGCAGCGGCAGCGTGACCGGCGCCTGCGCTCGCGCGTCGAAGGACAGGTAGCCGAAGCGGATGCGCTTGCGCCCCTCCTCGCCGAGCCGGTACCAGGGCGTCTCGAAGCGGGGCTTGACCACGTAGCCGTTGTCGTCCACCTGCTCCACGTTGACGTTGGGGTAGAAGCAGGGCGCGATGCGCACCAGGCGCGCGGTGCCAGGGAAGCCGCCCCAGATGCGCTCCATGCCAAGCGAGCCCGACGAGGAGAAGTAGACCGTGGCCCCGAAGTTCCCGAAACGGAACCACTGCTTGCGGTTCAGGTCGCAGACGAGCGTGGTGTTGTAGGTGCCATCGGGCCCCTGGTCGGGCAGCGGCGGCTGCACGTCGGGAAGCTGGTCGGGCGGCAACGGCACCGGCATCGAAGTCGGCGTGGCAAGCAAGCCCGTCTGTCCGTTGAGCGTGGGCGCTGACTGCTCGCCCGAGCCCTCGCTCAGAACGATGGGCGGGTTATCGGCCGCATGCCTGACGGTGATGATGTAGTAGTCGAGGAAGGTGGTGCCGCAGACCGAGATCGCGCCCTCGTAGAGCAGGCGCCAGTAGTAGGAGATGCTGCCCTGGCTCGTGAGGTCGCGCACCGCCGAGCCATCGGTGATGTGCACGCCCTTCTCGTTAGCCCAGATGCACTGGTCGTTCCAGATCGCGACCGAGCGCGGGTTGGTGCAGCCGATGCGATCGAAGAGCCCGTCGATGATGATCCCGCCCGGCTCGGCAGCAGCCGTGTTCGGGAAAGGCCCGCCGCGCAACCGCTCCACGGAGCCCGCGTGGAAGATCAGCACCATCGAGCGCATCGCCTGAAGAGCGGTCACGCGGCCCGAGGTGTGATCGAAGGCGTTGGTGTCAAAGCCCGACGTGGCAGCGAGGTCACCGCCGGTCAGCGAGTAGCGCACCACGTCGCCCTCATCGGCGCCGCTCGGCCCCTGCCCACCTCCGGAGATCAGCACGCCCTGCCACACGGTCGCCACCTTGGGACGGCCCATGCCGCTGTAGGCGTCGAGCGGCGCGGCACCACGCCAGAGCTGCGGCACTCGCGCCCCAGCAGCGTCGCAGTGCACCACCGTGTCGAAGAGCTGCACCGGGTTCTGAACGGCGGCGAAGCTCGCACCCAGGTCGCTCCAGGTTGAAGCAGTCTGGTCGGCCTCGTTGAGGTTCAGCCTCAGCAGGTGGTTGCCCGAGGTCTGCACCAGCACCTGCTCGCCGCTCGTGAACGGCGCGAGGATGCCGCTCTGCACGTCGCCGAAGCCGGTGGCCACCGAGCCCCATGACCACTTGCCTCGCCCGTTCAGGTTGGTGTCGATGATCTGGGGAACGAAATCCACTACGTCCCACAGGTAACCGGCGGGCATGTTGTCCCTGGGGAAGTCGCGGGCGAAGGCGCGCGCGTTCCCCAGCACCGAGGTGGGCGAGCCCATTAGCCGATCCAGCTCCTGGCATCGGCCACGCCGCTCAGCCGCACACGACGACGGGGAGCGCGCTGCGTGCCGCGCTTGTTGACCAGCATCTTGATCTGGCCAAGCCTGCCGCCCCGCCCGTCCTGGCCCTCGTAGAGCACGCGGTAGCGCTCGCTCTGCGCCGAGCTTGCGTCGTCGGCGTAGTCGGCTGCCTTCCACAGGGCGTAGGTGATGATCGCGTCCTGAAAGTCGGGTGGGATCGCGCCGTGCTCCTCGTCGCCGGGGGAGTCGTCGTCGTCCACCATCGGGTAGGGCTTCTTCACGCCCCAGACCTGCACCTCGCCGTCCTCGCTGGGAGTCGGCGTCAGCCGCAGGATGTCAGAGCGGATCATCGTGAAGCTCGGCTGATAGGAAGAGTCGCGCTGCACCTTGGGCAGCCCGTCCTCGATATCGACCAGCCCGATCAACTCGTCGTTGACCACGTACTGGCTGACGCCGCCCACCACGTGCAGGTCGATGCAGCGCACGGTGCAGCGAGTACGAGAGAGCAGATCCATCACGCCCTGGTTGATCATCGCTTTGCTGAGCAGCGTCTCATCGAAGTAGACGATCTCCTGCAGACCGAGCTGGGCCTGCACGTAGCGGTACATGTCCCCGAAGATCACGTCTCCTCCTCTCGCGCAGGCCAGATCACGGCTGTGTCGTCGCCCGGCTTGGGCGGCGGCGGTGGTGTCGGCGGTGGAATCGGACGCTCACTGCGACGCAGTACGAGCCGGTTCACGAGATGTCTTTGGAAGACGATCTGCGCGAGCACGATCAGCGTCAGCGAGACGATCGCCACGGCCGAGAGCCAGTAGATGTTCATCCGTTCAGCAGGCAAGACCAGAGGGTCTGGTGTCCTTTTGGCGTGTTGAACACGACGACGGCCTCGCTGTAGCCGACCGGGCAGTTCAGCGTGCCGGGAGGCCCCGCACCCGGAGGGCCGACCGGACCGGGTGGCCCTTGCGGCCCGGCTGGCCCCGCCGGTCCTTGCGGGCCTGTGGCAACGTCGATCGTGACCGTTCTCGTCGGCTCAGCCGAGCTGGTGCCGAGCGCAACGGCGGTCAACAGCCCTGCGCCACCGGCAAGCACGAGCGCGACACCCAGCAGCGCGTATCTCTTAGCGAGCCTGACGATCCTCATAGGGCTGCCTCCCTATCTCGACGCCCTCGTGCAGCGCGTGGTCGTACTCGGCGAGCCGCTTGTCACAGTCCGCCTCGGCGCTCTTCCTCGCCCGGCGTGTGTACCAGGCGGCGGTCAGCACGCTCGCGATCCCTGAGAGGAAGGCTCCTGCGGCAGCTATCGCGTCTGGACTCACCCATGCTCACCCCTGTGGGTCGCGGCAAGTGTCCCCAGCACACCCACGCAGGCCGAGGCCACGGAAAAGGCAGCGGCCGAGGAGTAGCCCGAGATGGCGAGCACGCAACCGGCCGCGATCCCGGCAATGGCGATCCCGGCGATCAAGATCAGGAACAGCCGACCATGCTCATGCAACCACGATCCATCGGTCACGGCTCTGCAACGCGCACGAAGGTGATGGTCGCGTCGCTGGAGCGGCGAGCCCGTCGCATCACTTGCCCGCCGTTCGAGTTGTCCGAAGTGGAGGTGTTGCCTTCGATGCAGTTGAAGCTGGAAGAGCTGCCCGTCTCGAAGATCCCGACGTGGTCCGGCACCCCGTCGCGTTGCCAGTCGAAGCAGACGAGATCGCCGGGCTGCGGGCTGGTAGTCGCGCTCAGCCCGCCCTTGTTGGCCTTGGCGTTGTTGACGATGTAGGGCACATAGGAGTACGCAGCCCCGCGCGCAAAGGCAGGACTGCCGCCCGCCTCCACCACGAAGGCGTACGTCACGAACATGGCGCACCAGGGCTGGTAGTTCATGCCGTACCAGGCGCCGAACGTGGTGTTGTTCGAGTTCGCGGGCGACTCCTTGTAGCCGAGCCACTTGATCGCCCCAGCCAGTGCACGCTGCCTCGTGGTCTGCGTGGGCTTGGGCGGCGGCGGCTCGGCCTGCCCGCCATAGATCGAGAACGCCTCCATGATCAGGTTGACCGAGTTCGCGTCCATCGCCATCTGTCCAGCGTTGGGCCGTCCTTCAGGCACGCGGCAGCTCGCCAGGGTGTTGAACGTGGCCTTCCCGATCCAGCCCGTGGCGTCGATCTTCATCTGGCGCTGGAACCCGGCCACGCCCGAGTCGCCCACGTTGCCAGTGCCCCTACCCTGGCTGAAAGCGTTGTTGAACGCTTGATCCCAGCCCGAGGGGTTCCACGGCTCCCAGCGCCCCAGGCGGCAGATCGTGCGCTTGTAAGCCAGCACGTCCGGGCCGTTCTTGGAAGGCGTCTTGCCCTGGTCCTTGGCGCTGGGCGGGTACAACGGGCGCGGGAAGTAGGCAGCCTGGACAGCCATCGGGCCTCCGTTGTACGGCTTTTGCCACCACTCGCTCATAAGCCGTGCGAATCGGTTCGGAAGGTGAACCAGCCCACGCCTTGCCCCTCTTGCTCGTTTCCAACCGAAATCTCACGAACGGTTACGGGCACGGAGACGGGGCCGCTCGCCGTCGAGGGATCGACCCACGTCCCGATCTCGTTCTCGGAGATGAAGTCAGAGAACTCCTCGCCGTTGTTCCAGAGGATCTTGGTGGTTGGAGTGAAGGGGCTGCCGAAGACCCTCAGATAGAACATCGCATCGCCCAACCCGCACCACGTCGGGTACATGCTCGAAAAACGAAGCGTCAGCGGATCGAGCGCCTGCTCCTGGCGCGCGACTGCGATTGCGTGCTCGTGGTTGGCAACCGCCTCTGCGTCCTGCTGGCGCTCCGTATCGCGAGCCTCAGCCCAGTCGATCTCCGACTGTGGTTGAGCGCCGATCTGCTCGGCGAAGGAAAGGTCGGGCTTGGTGTAGCCCTGCTCAGGATCCGCGAACGGCAACGGAAGAAGCTGCTCGCTCATGTCGAGCTGCTCGTGCTACCGCTACTCGCCTTGCTCGTGGCCTTGGGTGTGGGTGCAGGCTCCTGCTCTCCCTCGGCCTGCTTGCGCTCGTCCTTGACCGCTTTGTCCTCGGCCTCGGCCACAGCCTCGGCCTCTTCCTGCTGCGCCTCGTCACGCGCCTTCGCCCACTCCTCTTCCTCGGGCGGCAGCGCGCTCGCCGAGCCCGACTCCTTGGACAGGTCGGGGCTGACGTAGCCCGCCTGCGGGTGCCCCGTCGGCAGGGATTCCTTCGGTTCTTCCGTTGTCTTGCCTGCCATGCTGTGCTCCTTCCTTGTTGAGTCGTTCTAGCTCTTCGGGGTGCTCATGAGACGCGCCTCGGCGTCACTTCGAGAACGCGCGTCATGTATTGCACAGCCCCACCGGAGTAGTACATGACTTTGATCGACGTGCCGGACGCGAGTCCAGACAGATCGCCTGACTGCTGCGCAGTGCGCGTATCTCGTAGATCGGTCAGGTTCCCAGCCGCGAGGACGGGATAGCCGATCTGGATGTTGCCGGACGCCTTGCCGGTGATTCCAAGGCCAACGAAGCCGCCCGCCGCCGCGCCCGTCACGTTGTAAAGACGTGCGCCGTAGACGACGCTGTAGTCGCCCGCGCGAGGCACGTTGAACTGCGGCCCGCCCGTCGCAAGATCAATCCATGCGTTGAACGTGCCGACAGCTTCAGCCGTACCGACAATGGCCGAGGCCGAGACGCCGCCGATGTACTCCCATTTGTAGGTGCTGGACGATCCGGCGTTGTACCTGAAGCGCCACTGGTAGCTGGAGTTCGTCAGCGAGTCCACCAGCACCGCCTCCTGACCGTCCACGGGCGAGGAGGGCAACGAGGTGCCGTAGGCGAGCGGTGCGACACCCAGGCTCCAGATGGGGATCCAGTCTGTGGTTGCAGGGTTCGGGGTGCTCATGACACCCTCACTGGAGTCAAGATCAGCGTCCGCTCGACCCAGTTGTTCGGCCCGCCAGTAGCCATTCGATATTTCGCAACGATGGCTGTCGAAGCCGCCAGACCTGTGAGTTTCCGCTGACGAGACAAGGTGAGGCCAGTCGTAGGGGCTGTGACAGCGAAGGCAATTGCCCAGAAGTCACTGGCCGCAGTTGCGCCGATGGCGAGGGCCATGCCTCCTGCTGCACTTGACCCACCGTAATACCGCGCTCCCCACTCCACGATGTAGTCACCTGCGCGTGGTGTCGTCAGCGACGGGCCTACCGTTGCCAGATCAGTGAAGCTGGTGCTCGACGTGCTCTGGTCGGTCGTAACCTCGGCATAGGCATCAGCCCCGCCAACGTATTCCCACTTGTACGTCGAGCTTGACCCTGCGTTGTATCTGAACCGCCACTGGTAAGTGGGCGTAGTCATGCTGTCCACCAGCGTGTACTCTTGCCCGTCGCTGGGCGAGGCAGGGAGCGAGGTGCCGTAGCCCGACCTGACCGTCGGCCAGGGGCTGGGCGCGGCGGTGGTCGGGCGCACACACATGTAGGCCGTGCCCAGGTAGACCACCACGTCGCCGTCGGTGTAGCTGCCTGGGGCGTAGTCGCCCCAGTAGCGCAGGTCGATGCCGCCGTTCAACGCCCACAAGGGCACCCAGGGAGTGGAGGCAGGGTTCGGGGTGCTCACGAGACTCTCACCGGAAAGACCCTCAGCGAGGTGATGTTGATCGTGCAAGAAGTGCCGCTCAGGGCGAGCGTGAACACCTTGATCGCCGTCGAGGCTGCTAGCCCGAGCATGGTGGCTCGCCCAGCTACCGCAACGTTGGAGGTTCCGGGCGCAGTCACACCCATCCGATAAGCCCCGCCGCTTGTAGTACCCACATCGGCGTAGAGCACCTGAGGACTGGTTCCGTTGGAGATCTCAGCCCATCCTTCAGCCTGATAGTCGCCCGCTCTCGGTACAGCGAAGCTCGCAGCACCCGCTACCGCAGTCCAACTTCCCGAAGAGAACGCTGCATTGGGTGCTGTCTGAACAAGTGGAAAGACTCCCCCCGTGAACTCCCACTTGTACGCGCTTGTGGAGTTCGCGTTGTAACGAAATCTCCACTGGTACGAGGGGTTCGTGGTCGAGTCAACGAGGATCGCCTCCTGACCGTCTGTGGGGGAGGCGGGCAGGCTGGTGCCGTAGGAGGGGCCGGTGATCGTGGGGGCCACAGGCGGCTGCGCGCCGCCGGGCCAGGCGGTCGGTGCGGCGCTCGTCGGGGTGACGCACATGTAGGCGACGCCCTGATAGACGACGATCTCGCCATCGGTGTACGGGGTGCCTGCCGGATAGTCGCCCTGGTAGACGAGGTCTGCGCCGACGGGCGGAAGCTGGGCGAGCGGCACCTTGCCTGTGGCGTCGAGCGAGGCGTAGCCGTCGGCGATGCCCTTGCGGCCCGTTGACTCCAAGGTCGAGAGCGTCGAGTCGTTCAACGGCGTCGAGCCGTCGATCCAGTCGATGACCGTCATGCAACCTCCTAGAGCTTGGCGAGGACGACGCTGAAGACGATGAAGGCACCCGAGTCGGTCGGGCGTGTGCCGCCGGGTCCAGCCGCCAGCGAGCCTATTCCGGGTGCGCCGTTGATCGCCGGGGTAGCGCTTGGGTTGATCGTGATAGCCGTGCCAGATGCTCCCAGTGTGATGCCGGTGGCTTGCGGCTTGATGTAACCGTTCCCATCCTCGCGCCACGGGCCCACGTCAAGCGCCGAGTCAACGAAGGCACCGTTGGGCCCACCAGAGCCGGGATTCCAGCGGATCTGGTGACCGTGACCGGGATCGAATACCTGATGACCATGCCCATTATCAGTGACCGTGTGCGCATGAGCTGGCAACGTCAGCGAGCCCACCGAAGGTGCGCCCGTGAGCGTCGAGTTGTGCCTGGGCGTGCGGCTCGAAGCCGCCAGTCCGTCACTCTTGCCCAGCGTGTCCACGTCGGCATGACTGCCCCTGCCCACCAAGGTGCGCGCAGTTGTGTCGGGCGTCGCCGTCGTATTGCCAAGCGCGGCGAAGAGGTCTGCGTAGATGCCGGTCGATGAGGGCAGAGGTGTCCCGTCGAAGGCCACCCAGCCCGTGGGCACGGTGTTGGAGTAGACCTGGGTGGTCGCCCCAGCGGGCAGGCCGATACGCAGCCAAGCCGAGCCGGTCGAGAAGTAGAGCACGTTCTGGTCTGAGGCGAAGTAGAACAAGCTCGGCGTCGCCGAAGCGGCGGGACGAGAAGCCAGCAGCCCGGAACTTCCAGCCTGGACGGCTGGCGCGGGCGGCAACTGCGCGGCCGGAACCTTGCCGGTCGCATCGAGCGCGGCGTAGCCGTTGGCCGTGCCCTTGCGGGATGTCTGCTCCAGCGCGGTCATGTTGGCCGCGTTCAACTGCGTAACGTTGTCAACCCAGGTGACCGACATTCAGCCTCCTACTCGCAGACCAGTTCTTCCAGGTTCATCTCGATCGGCGTGACCGCCACCAGCTCCAGCTCCTCGCACGTCGAAGACAGCGGCACGAGGTCGAGGCAGTCGCTCGGTTCGAGCAGCCAGGCGATGTAGGCGATGGTCACGCCGAAGGCCGCTGCCGAGGGCACCGAGCCGACGATGATGGTGACGGGGCCGGTCTTGAGCGTAATCTGGCCAAACGCCTGCGCTGAGGGAACGCCCAGCCCCAGGTCGAGGGTGACATCGCCGTAGAGGAAGGGGTGGCCGAACTGGGTGACGTGGCCCCCGACGATCGCCATCGGGTTGTTGAGGATCAGCGGGCCGACGAGAGTGAAGACGTAGACCCCGGAGGGCATGACGCCCGCAACGAGCACGCGCTGCGTCTGCACATAGGACAGCGCGCCGAACTGCTGCGCCGAGGGGACGCCGCCCACCGGCTTGACGGTTGCCTGGCTGATCGTGACCGTGCCGAACGCCTTGGCCGAGCCCAGGCCGGGAACAGCCACAACCCTGGGCAGGTTCTTGACCGTGGGCGTGCCAAAGGAACCGCTGCCGACCCAGTAGCCCCCCGAGACGTGGCCGTCGCCCGAGATGACGAAGCCGCTGATCGAGGGGACGTAGGTACCCGAGGTGAAGCCTGCGACCTGGACGGTCTGCACGGCCACCTAGCTCACCTCAAAGCTTGGCGATGAAGGGAGGTGTGTTCTGCCACTGCACCGTGATGTCGCCGCCGTTGGGTGTAACGGTGAAGCCGTCGATGTAGAAGAGCAGTGGCGAGGTGCCCGCAACACCTGTGTCCTTGAAGACGGCTAGGCAGTCGATAGCCGCACCGCTCGGCACAGAGAGAAAGGTGACATCGGCGGCGTCCAGGCAGCCGGGGCTAGCCCCTTGACCGTTGGCGGTCTTGGTGCCGAGCGTCCCGTCGGCGACGATGGCAGCAGGAAGCGACGAGGCGTACTGGTGTGTCTGCGAGACGGTGTAGGCCGAGGTGCGCATCAGCCGCACCTTGACCGTCGTCCCCGCTGCGGTGATGTCGCCCAGCGTGGCCTTCCAGAACTCCTGCAGCGCGAAGTCGTAGTGCTGTGAGGCCATCAGATCCCCACCTTCTGAACGTCACGCTGGAATGCGTCACGCTCCTCTGCGTTGTATTCGCGAGACAGCTCGCCTTCGGCGTAGCCGAGGATCACGAAGCGGTCAGCGATCTCATCGGAGATCTCGTAGCTCTCCCCGGCCACGTACTCGCCGACCGAGTTGACCATGCGGATGTTCACACTGTGTCCAGCACGGTGTTCTCGAAGGTCTGCAGCCAGGTGCGGTAGCCCACGGGATCCACGCTGCGGTCGGGCTCGGCCCTGGTCGTGGGATTGCGTGCGTCAACGATCGTCTGGTAGCCCTTGTGGTAGCGGAACCAGGGTTGGCTGGCCGGGGCCTGCTCCAGCGGTGTTGCCTTCAGGTCAGTCGCGTTGACTGGTGTTGTGGCCATGCTTTGCCTCCTTCTCCTTGGCGATGCGCTCGGCGAGCGTGGCGCGCTCGTGGGCGAGGGTGGTCGAAGGGCCGAGCCGCACCGGGTCCCGGTCGTACTCGCGCGCGAAGTACGCGGCCTGCTCCCGCCTGACCGGAGCCCCGCAGTCGGGGCAGCGCTCGGGCCAGGCCCGCTCGAAGGGGCGCAGGCACTTCGCGCAGGCATAGCCGAGACGGATGCGCTCCTTGTCCTCTTCGCTGAGCGTGAGCACGGGCACGCGCAAGATGCGACCGTCGGCTGTGACGATCGCCTCTCTCGACTGGCTGATCTCCAGCGGCACGATCGGGCGGCGCCAGCGCTCAGCCAACGATCTCCTCGGACTGCTCGGGCTGCAACTCAAGCAGCGCGTCCGGGTCATCGATCAGGTCCTTGAGCGCGGCCATCAGCTCGGGCCGCTTCTGGTTGGCTCGCTCGTACTCCAGCGTGGCAACCAGATCGTGGCCCTCCTCGACCAGCTTGCGCACGAGCTGCTCGGTCGTACCCGTGAACTCGTCGTAACGCGGCCAGGGCGGGGGCACCACGGTCAGCGGCACCGCGATCACGTTGTCGGTGAGCGCGCCCGTCTCGATCAGCGTCTTCTCGACCAGCTCCCGCTCCTCATCCGACCAGCCGTTCTCGGCCTGGCCCACCTCGGAGTCGAAGACGCCGATGCGGTAGTCAGGTGGGACAACCGTCACCTCGTCCTGCTCCTGGTAGAAGCCGTTGAAGCTGCCGCCCCAGTGGGCGATGGCCAGCTCACGCTCCAGCGGGCGCATGCCCCAGGGCTTGAAGTAGGCGATGATCGAGCGCTGCAGCAGTCGCACCTGACCTGTGGCGAACGGCTCGGCGATCTCGTGCTGGCACTGGACGCCGTAGCGCCCGAACTTGGACAGGAACCTCATCTGTCTCCTTCCCCATCGAGGGCGGGAGACTCCTCCCCTCCTGCGGCACAGAGAGAGAAGAAAGCCTCTACCGCCCTCGATTTTCCTTGTGACTAAGCCGGGGCCGTAACCCCGAAGATGATCCCGTGAGCCGCCTCCACGCAGAACTCGTAGGTGGCCTCGGTGATGTATTCGGCGTTGTAGGTGTCCTTGCCCTTCGGCTGCTGCTCGGTGGCCAACTGCGTGTCGCGATCACGCAGCGGCCTGCGCTCGATGTAGTCCATGTCGAGCAGGAAGCCGTAGGAGCCGAAGCCCTTGTTGGCCGTCGGGAAGCGCCCGAACTCCTTCTTCAAGATGACCGGCACCTGATAGCCGTAGACGCCCGAGATGAACCCATCGACCTTGACGCCGTGGATGTTCTTGGGCTCAGGCATCCACTGCGTGCCCATGCCGACGCGGTTCCAGCTTGAGATGTTCAGCATCACGAGCGGGCTCGCGAAGAAGACCTTGTTCGAGCTTCCGTTCTGCATCACGTCCATCAGGAACGTGTCGAAGAAGGTCGGAGTGAGCGGGCCGTTGGCGTCACGCTTGTAGGTCTTGATGAACTCCAGCGCACCCCCGGCCGCACCCTGCGGCTCGTTCTCGGGCGGGGCAGCCGAACGGAAGTCGCGCATGCCCCAGAAGCCGATCGTTTCCCACTTGCGCTTGTGCACCCGTGCCGCCCTGACCGCCTCCTTGGCGGGCTCGCGACCGCCGTACAGCTCGATCGCGGTCTGCGTCTTGGTGAAGCCCCAGGTCGTTCGCGTGATCTCGGTGTAGTTGAAGCCGAGCACGCGGGCCAGGTAGCGGGGCGTCGGGAAGTCCGAGCCCTGCGGCTGCGCGTCGGCGACGACGAGGAACACGTCGCCCGAGTTGATCGCTGCAGCGGCGATGCCGCCCGTGCCAGATCCGATGCCGCGCGCGATGTTGATCACGTCAGTCGCGACCGAGCTGACACGGACGCCCTCGCCTGTGCGCATGTTGCGCAGCAGGTCGTTGGCCTGCACGATCTTGCCCTGGCCGGTCGTAACGGTGATCGAGGTGTCGCCGACGAGCTGGGCCTGGGTGGTTGTTACGAGGCGGGGAAAGTCCTCCTCTTCCAACCAGTTGACCTTCTCGCGAACCGCCTGCCGTGAGGTGGCGCGAGAGGTGAGCGTTGTGAACTGGGTGTCGTCGGGATCGAGCTTGCGGATCTTCTCGTCCATGTCGATCTTGCGCTCATCGGGCAAGACCTCTTCGGTCGAGACGTTCCCGACTACGACGGTGCCAGCCATGCGGCTGCCCTCCTGACAAGTCGAAGGTCTGTTGTCCTTCGGCCTGCCGGGGTGTCCGTCTCGCCTGAGCCAGGGCCCTTAGCGGGGTGTCCTGCTCACAGCACGGGCCCGAACGTGCGGCCTACTGTCGTGCAAACTCGGCGTCGAAGGCCGAGTCGAACTGCTCTTGTGTGAGGCCCGGCATCAGTGACCTTTGCCGCCGGGGTGTCTCACTGGTCGATGGTGTTGCTGCGCCGGATGTTACCGCCGCGTTGTCGATGGCGTCGTCCGCCTCCTGGCGGCGCTTGCGCTTGACGCCGTTGCGTGCCTCGGCCAGCGAGAAGGTCGCTGCCTTGGCGATCTCGTAGATGCCGAAGATGCCGCGCACTGCCTGGGCGGGGTCGGTGGAGCGCGCCTCCTGCACAAGTGGATGCTCGGGACCAAGACGGCCCAGTGTCTCCACCATCTGCTCTTCGTACTGGCGCAGCTCGGGGTAGTTCTGGGCGAGCGCGTTCCAGGTGGTGGCGGGCGGCACCTCGTCGGGTGCCTGAGCCTGCTGCTCGACCTGGAACTGCACGGCGTCGATGAGCTGCCCGGCGCGCATGGCCTCGAAGGGGTTGGTGGTCGCCCACTCACGGCAGACAGCGCGCGCCAGCTCGTACTCCTCGGCGTTCAGGGCCTGCTGCACGTAGACGCCCGGGTTGGCGGACTCGGCTGCCGTCTCGGCCCAGGCTTGCTGCTCCTCGCTCAGGTAGGCCCCGGCGCCGAAGGCTTGGGCCTGGGCGAGCTGGCCCTGGAGCTGCTCCACCTGCTGGGTCAGCGCAAGCTTCTCGTCGTCACGCCGCCCCATCAGCCGGTACAGGTCGGCGGCGCCCTTCAATGCCTTCTCGGTGTCGCCGCCGTATTTGGCCAGGAACGCCTGGATCTCTACGTCGTCGTAGGCGGGAGGCTCGGCGGGCTCTTGCTCTTCGTCTTCTTCGCCCGGCTCAGCTTCCTGCTCTTCGCCTTCGTCCTCACCCTCCTCCTCTTCCTCGGGCTCTTCCTCTTGCGGCTCCTCGCTGGGGGCTGCCTCGACCTCTTCCTCTTCGGGCTCTTCCTTCTCGGTGACCACGGCTGCCTCGGGCTCGGGGCGCTCCTCGTCGGCGACTACCTCCTCCCAAGCCGACATGATCTGCGCCGTCACATCTTCGTCTTTCACGCTGCCTCCTCACTCTGTGGGGCCTGCTCGCGCAGGAAGCTCTCAAGCCGTGCCTGCGCTCCGCTGGGCGCAGCGACCAGATAGCGCAGCCCGTGCACGAAGCCGCGCCAGTAGAGAATCGACTCGGGCTCCAGCGGATCGCGCGAGAGCAGCGCCTTGGCGATCACAGCGCGCTCGATGCGCTCGATCTTGTCATCGACGGTGGCCTGGAAGTCGGGCCAGCCCGGGTGCTGGGTGAGCGCGGTCAGCGAGGCCGCGCGCGTCATCAGGTCACGCCGTGCCTGCTCGCTGAGCTTACGGCGCTGGTGCATTGCTGGCGCCTCCGCTCATCGACATCATGCGGTGCATCGCTGCCTCAGGTGACATCGACTGCACGTTGGAAGGACTGGTCGGGCCCGCCGCCGCCGGGACGTTGGTCACACCCTGGGTGGGCGGGGCCGGGCTCGGCACGCCGCCGTTTTGTTGCTGCGGAGGCGCAGCGCCGGGCGGCGGTGTCTGCGCTGCCACCCCGGCCTGGATCTGTGGCGGCATGAAGAAGCGCTCCTTGTCGGTCACGTCGTAGGCGTCCAGCACCTTCTCCATGAAGGCCCTGAGGTTCAGCGCTGCGCCGCTCTGGGCCATGATCGGCGCCACGTTCGCGGCCATCGTCAAGAGGCTCTGCGACTCGGCACGACGCTCCTGCCTCACAAGGCTGTCGCTCGTTACGTCGATCGTTACGTCGAAGTCGCCCTGGATCGCGAGCGGCGAGATCGTGCGGTAGGCATTCGCGCCCCTGCGCCCGACGACGGCGACAACACGATCGTCTCTCAGGAACTGCTGGTAGAGCAGCAGGAAGTGCTTGCCCAGCTTGGCGTAGGCCCACAGGTAGTGCTGCTTGCGCGCCTGGATGATGCGCTGCGCGATCGTGGTGATGATCGAGACGCCGGTCGCAGTCTGCTGGTCGATCGTGGTGGAATCGGCACCAGCCGCGTAGGGCAGCCCGCCCATGATGTTCTGCAGGTCGCCCTTCAGCATCTGCTCGGCGTTCAATGTGATGTTGGCTACGGTGGGGTCGATCTTGAGCGTGTCCACCTGGCCGGGGTCCTCCACGAACCATTGCGCGTTGGGGGCCCACTCGAACGCCTCGGGATCGTCCACGTCGGAGCGGATCAGCGTGATCAGGTTGGCCAGCATGCGCACCACGTCGAGCCGCTGGTTCTGCAGCGTCCACAGCATCTCTTGCAACTGCGCGAGCGCCTCCACCACAGAGAGGCCGGGGATCTGGAAGGCATCCGGCATCGAGCTGCAGACGGTGAAGGGAGTGCGCCCGTTCCAGAGCGGGTTGCGCTTGTTGTCCAGAAGGACGGTGCGGTCGCCCACGGTGATCTTGCGCTCGGGCGTCCAGTATTCGAGGATCTCGTGCAGGTCCTGGGTGCGGTCGATGTTACGCAGCTTCATCTCGCGCTTGGTGATGCCCGAGAGGATCTGCCTGCTGGCCGGGGTGTCGAGCTTCGACACGTTGCCGATGTAGCCCATCTTCTCCTTGCGCTTGAGGCTGGCCGTCGTCTCCCAGGTGCGGTGCACGAGGTACTCGGCCTTCTCCACGTTGGGCGCCTGCGAGGGCCAGAAGAAGTCGCGCACATCGACCACCTCGACGCAGGCGTCATCGACCACGAGCACGCTGCGCTCGGTGTCCTCTCTCTGTGAGGTGAGTGTGTCCACCGTCTCGCCGTAGGCGTTCTGGATGCCGATCACGTCAGGCACGAGCCGGGTCACGTCACGCCGCTCGCGCCGCCAGTAGTCCTTGAGCACGCTGACGCCCGCGATCATGTCTTGCTGCATGAAGTCGCGCTGGCACTGGGCGAAGCGCGCGCGATCCAGGGCGTAACGCAGCGTGTCCTCGATCGCCTCCACGCCGAGGATGCGTTGCATCACCTCGTTGATCGGCTCGTCGGGCTTGGGTCGGGGCTGCACGTTGAAGTTGGGGCTCGGCTCCAGCATCGTGGCCAGCATCCCCTCGCAGGTCTGCAGCACATAGGGCGTGGTCACGTTGGAATGCCAGTCCTCCTCGCTGGAAGGCAAGGCGTCCTTGCCGCCCGTACCGCCCGAACCGCCGTCGTCTGTCAGGCCCCGGTAGGCGAGGTAGCGGCGCTCGACCTTCTCCACGAAGCGGTCGTGGTAGCGGCGCTCGCAGTCCTCGACGGCCTTGACGACGAGCTTGGCCGCATCATCCAGCTTGGTGCCGTCGTAGAGATCCGTCTCAGCCAAGCCCGGCGCCTCCGGTGTTGGCCGTCGGCCCGCCCTGCAAGGCACGGGTGAGGCTCGTCAGGTCACCGGCCTGAGCCGAGTCCTGGTTGGAGGCGATCAGCTTGATCACGTTCTGCAGGCACTGCGCGGCGATTGCGCGGTCCGCGTGATCGGGGTCGAGACGGATGAACGCCTGCAGCGCCTCCTGGGCAACCTGCAGCGCCTCCAGCGAGTTGGCGAAGTCCTCCCCGCCCGTGTCGGCGGGCGGGGGTCCGGCAGGACCGGCGGCGGGCGGCGCGCCGCCGAGCGCGCTCGCCATGTCCATTGTGCTCATGCAACGCTCCTTCTCTGCCAGGGATAGGCGTAGGGCTTGGGGCGGTTGTCACGCGAGTGGCGCACGCGCTTCTCGTGCGTGCCGAACTGACGGTACATCTCCAGCGCGATCCCGAAGGCCATCACGCGATCGTCGTTCGAGCCCTCCTGCGCGCGCGGGCTCGGCAGCGTCTTCTGTCTGACGAAGGTGCGGCACTCCATAACGAGCGACGAGGGCAGAGCCGGGATCGTGCGCTCGCGGATCGCCTGCTCGATCTGGTTGATGATCAGCGGGCGCGTCTTCGAGTTCATGGGGAAGCCGTAGTTCTTGAGCCGGTGCATGTCGATGCGGTCGGCGATCGAGTGCACGTACAGCTTCGGGTAGTGCGGCCTGCCCTTGCGCCCGTCTCTCAGTGAGATGATCACCGGGTCGCCGAAGCCGCCCCCGACCTCGATCGCGATGCGCGCCGAGCCGTACCAGCGCCCCAGGTAGTGGAGCTGCTCGGCGTACTCGTCGGCGTCCATCTTGCCGTGCAGCTCGGCGACGATCGCCATGCTCGACAGGTCCACGACGTAGGCAGCCGAGTAGTCGAAGCCCCGGCCGGTGGCCACGTCGGCGCCGATCGCATAGGCGCGCTCGGGCTTGGGCTTCTCGTAGACCCAGATCCAGCCCTTGTCGGCCCAGTGCACCTTGGCGCGCGAGCCAGTCTCGTTGGCGATGAAGCGGCAACGGCCGAGCGGCTCCAGCGGCGCGTGCTCCGAGTACCAGGCCAGCGCCTCCAGGTCGAACCAGCAGTCGCCCGTGAGGATGAACGCTTCCTCGGGATTGCGCGGGAACTGCTCTGCGCGGTCGGCAGGAGGCAGTCCCCGCGCGTTCGAGGCGTACCAGCTCTCATCGCGGTCCGGGTGGAGGTCCCACGGAAGGAACTGCGCCTCGATGCCGTACTCCTCGGCGTTGACCCACAGGTGGTGGTAGTAGTTGCCCTCGCCGGTCAGCTCGTTGGAGACACCGTTGGCGGTGGAGATGACGATGATCTGCCCGCCGTTGTCGGCCGTAGCGAAGACCGCTTTCCACGAGTCGCGCGCGTACTCGTGGCGCGCGTACTCATCGAGGATCACGATCGTGGCTGTCTCGCCGTGGCCTGCGCGTCTCGTTGATGGCAGCCCGACCACGCTTGAGATGCGCCCGTCGGGGAACGTGAACTCAATCAACGTCGAAGGGCGCGCGTCGCGCGTGGGCTTGGTCACCTGCGCCTCGAAGCGCAGGTGCTCGGGCAACGAGTTGAACATGTCGAAGAGGCGGTTGACCACCTTGATCGCCTCGTCTTCGTTGATGGAGACGATCAGCGCCCGCGTGCCGGGCATGGTCAGGAGCTTCCACAGCGCGTAGCCGCCCGCCAGCCAGGTGATGCCGATCTGCCTGGCCTTGAGCACGAGGTTCAGCGGGTTGGCGATCCACGAGTCGAGCACGCCGCGCTGCCAGTACCAGCCTGCCTCGGGGTCGCTGAGCGTGAAGGCGAAGCGCTCGCCGGTCTTAGCGTCGATGCACTGCGTGTGATCGAGCATCGCGGCCGGGTGCAGCACCGCCGCCTCGCGCTGCTTGTTGCGCTTGACGTACTCCAGGATCACCTTCTGCTCGGTCGGGTTCAG